CCAATGAGTTGACTTTGGCTCTTGATGATCTTACCAGTATGAACATCATAGAGATAAGCTTCTTCAGACAGACTATCCTGTAGCGTTTTAAGTGCTTCTGCGCGTTTTGACTTGGCTGTAGCAATGAGATCTTGTTCTCCAGCCTCCACGATTTTGAGGATCATGTCATACTGTTCTTTGGTGATCTGACCGTTGGCGAATGCTTCTTCCCAAGTTTTCCTTTGGTTTTTAGCCCATTTTTCGGCAGCTTTAATCGCTTTTTGATATGCTCCTTCAATTTCTTTGACCCATTTNTGAGCCCCTTCGGCGGTAATCTTTCCTTGATTGGCCTGGATCGTTTCCATGAAATTATTCAAATCGCCAACGCGTTTAACAAATGTCTGTGCCCCTTGATCCACATCCTTCAAAGCCTGGTTATATGCTTCGGCAAACTCCTTGGGCATCTTTGATACATCGCCGCCAAACTCTACCAGGCCCTCCCGGATAATCTTATTGGCTTCTTGGATCCGCTTAATTTGAGAATCAATAGCCTTAATCGCCGTGTCTGTTACTCCTTCAACGGCGGGTTCTAACGCTTTGGGGACTTGTTCCAGCAAAGATGCGGCTGCCTTTTGAATATTGATCTTGTCTTGATTCAATTCCGCCGTAATCTTATCTCCCATTTGAGAGAAAATGGCCACGGTTTCATCCACGATTTTTTGGGCCTCTGCACCAGTCGCTGTCCGGAGTTTTGCCAAATTGACAAGGGCTTGGTCTCGGAGATCCAAGAACCCACGGGCTGCCTGCTTCGTCCCCTCTGAAACACCACGACCAAAGCGGATCGCATCCTTCTCCATTTGCTCCATGTCTTTGGATGCCTTATAAGCCCCCGCACTGAAGGTCCCCAAAGCGACTGCTCCACCAACAACTGCAGCCGTAAATGGGTTGCTAATCGCAATGATGCCAGCGACAGCCGCACCAAGCCCCAACATTCCAGCTGTTACGGAGGCAAAAATTCCAATGGCCTCTTTGGTAGTCGGGTTTAAATCACTGAACCATTCAACTACTCCCTTCAAACCTTCAGCTGCTTTCCGCAAAATCGGGAGGAAGGCGGATCCCATTTGAATCTGGAATGTTTCAAAAGCCCCTTTGAGCTCTTCGACAGTTCCTTTTAGGTTATCCATCCGGGTTTGTGCCACTTCCATTGCTGTGGTCTTCGACATTTCCCGGATCATTCGCTTTACGCCCGATGCTCCTTCCTTGAAGGCGATTGTTGCAGCCCGTACCGCATCGGTGCCAAACATCGTTTTCAAAGCTTGATTTCGCTGTTCATCCGACAAGTTCCGGAGCTGTCGCCGGAGAATTTCGGCTATCTCCGCAAAAGATTTCACTCGGCCATGAGCATCGAAAAATTGGTTTCTCCCGTCAGCGGTGATGATTCCGAGCCGCTTCATCTCCTTCGCCGCCGATTTGGAGGACGGCGTTAGGTTGAGCAGCATCGTCTTCAGCGAAGTTCCGGCGTCGGATCCCTTGAGCCCGTTCTGGGCAAAAACAGCGAGAGCAGCAGCTGTATCACGGAAGGAAAGACCCGCGCTTGATGCCACTGCTGATACTTGAGATAGACCATAATTCAACTCTTTGATATCCGTTGCCGATGCATTGGCGGCTCCGGCCAAAATGTCCGCTGCTTGAGCCACCGAAAGATTGTCCTTCCGAAAAGCGTTCAACACTGTGGAAGCGATCTGCGCCGCTTCAGCCAGGTCGATTTCCCCTGCAGCAGCAAGGTTGAGCGCTCCGGCCAACCCACCATCCAAGATCTTGGCTGTGCTCACCCCTGCTTTTGCTAGCTCCTCAATTCCTTGTGCAGCTTCTGCTGCAGAGTATTTGGTTTCGGCTCCCAGTTCCAAAGCTAATTGCTTGAACCGTTCCATTTCCTGCGCTGAAGCACCAGTGACAGCTTTGACACTCGACAGTTGGGCCTCAAAATCTGCTGCTTTGTATACCGCCGATCCGAAAGCCACTGAAAATGCAGCGGACATCACCCCTAAAGCAATTCCAGTATCAATGGCCTGTTCCCGCACATGAAATAAATTCTGTCTAAAACGGGTCCACAGTGGCCCCTGCCGGTTTAACTGCCCGGTCAATTGACGGAGGGAACCCTCCAAATTGGCGAGCGTTGCGCGGGCTTCATTGAGCCGGATGGCAGCTTCTTGGGTTGCTTGCGCATTCTGCCCCAAATTTCGAGCAGCATCCTTATAGGCCAGTGATAGAAGACTGACTTTTTTCCTCTGAAGCTCGATTTGTTGCTGCAGGTTGCCGATTTTCACCCGAGCGAGATCATTGGCATTTCCAAACGCCCGTGCTTTAGCTTCTGCTGCCTGGTACTCTGAATGAGCCAGGCGCATTTTTTGATCCAGCTGGTCCAGGGAATGGGTGAGGCGTTGATGAAGCTGAGAAGAAGACCCCAATTGACCGTTCAATCGCTGGTGCGCTGCTTGCATATTAATGAGTGCAGCCCGGGCTTTGTTCAATTGGGNCTCAAGCCTTTGGNCTTGTTTCGATTCCGCGCCCAGCTTCTCCACCGTCTGTTGGTGGGCTTGGGCCAAAAGGGACACTTTTTGTTTTTGGAGATCAATCTGCCGACCCAACAGCTGAGACTGGAGTCTAAGCTGATCTTCGGATTTTCCGAACGCCTTCACCTTGGCCGCGCTTGCATCAAATTCACTTTTGAGCAGGCGCAGTTGCTGGTTGATTCGGGAAACAGCCTGGTTAAATCCTTGAGAATCCAGTACCACTTCCCCTTTTATTCGCCCTAAGATTTCCTCGGCCATACTTGTTCACCCCTTCCCTAAAAAATCCCCAGCTGATCGATGTATGCCATTTTCGATTGATGTTTCTTTCGCTGCTCATAAACGACCAATCGCATGTAAAAGGCGATATCCATCTGGTCAATTTCGTGCAATTTCCAACCAGATTGGAGGAGATTCAGATACAGCTCATTCAGGACTTTTTCCGGTGAGGTTTCTTTTTTTGGGTAGGGTTTCCCACATTCAACTCCTGAAGCGGTCCCGTAACCTGGCTAATAATCCGGTAAACAATCTCCCAAGATTGATCCACTACCCGCCGTGCATCTGTCCCCCGTTCATATTCCTCAACGGTAAACTGGTTGCCAAACACTTCCGTGATAAAGTGGTAGAGCTCATCCAACAGCTCCTCTTGTTCTTCTAGAGTCGCACCTGTCTCGGAATCCATGACCTTTTTCAGGAACTTCTCTCTCTTATCGGATATCAAGAGCGCTTTTCGAAAAAGGTACCCAGAAATAAAGTCCTGCGTGTAGGTTTTCGTCTCCCCATTTAGCCGAAGCGTGATTTTCAGCATGTTAAAACCCCCCATTTTAAAAAAGAAATAGGGCCGAAGAATCGGCCCTATTATCAAGTACCGCTGCCGCCTCCCGGTTCAACAACAGCGTCAAACCAGGTGCTACCCAGAGTAAAACTTTCATCTGAAGAGTCGCCTGAAATCATCCAGAGATCGTCGAAATCCCGTTTAACAAAGGTTCCTTGGATGGTCGGGTGTTGGAACTCGACGTTTTCCCCTTTAGTAGCCAGATTAATCTCCACTGGTTGGAACTTACCCTTATACAGCCAGACATACAAGTAGGAGCCATCCGCCTTTTGGCTCCGAAAACCAAGGGCAACGTAAGGCGCCACATCACCCGCACTTCTAACAAGCAACCCGTTCTGGTACGTATGCCCCAACAGCACCGCTTGTTTATCCAGCGGAATTTGCGAAACCTCCAATTCCACCTCGATCCCGCCGAGCGAACTGGCGGTTTCGGTCGGGCCGTCATCGGCATAATCCGTCACCGATTCCACTTGCGGCGTAACCCGCGCCGTCACAGCCGGAGCCAGTTTTTGAGGTGTGTCATAAGTGACACCAGTAGCGTCATCCTTGGTCAACAAGGCAAAATACAGGTCCTTCAAACCCACAAAAGCAGAAGCACTCGGTCCAGGCATGGTTTAACTCCTCCTTAGATCAGAAATTTTCCGCTGTATCTCAGTGCTTTGTGAAAGACTTGAGTGTCGTCTTCAAATAAATCAATGGCAGATGTACGGTAAAAGCCGAGCTCCTTCATAGTCTCATCTACTTCCCGGGCAATCGGCGATAGTTGACCCGGGTTTTTAGCCCAGATGGAAATTTGAAAGGAAACCCGGCTGGACACCGGCGTATCGTCATGATAGTCCTCGTCGATGTTGTTCAACTCAAAATAGGTGATCCGGGGGAACTCTTCGGCATTCGGTGCAACCATGAAGTAGATCCGAGGCCCCCCAAGCAGAGAGATCAACTCCGAATTGTTGTCCAATGCTTGAATGACAGTAGGTTTGAGGTTGATCACAACCCTATCCCCTGCCTCAACTTCTCAGCCATCGCTCTCAGTACGCGATTTCGGGACTCCACAACACTGGGCTCCACAAAGGGCTTTGGAGACATTTTGGAAGTCCCGAACTCCAGAAATTGAGCGTAAAAAGATTCTCTCCCTGGCCCCACTTCAATTACTTTGGCACCTTCTTTCTGTTTAACGCGGCCCATCTGAATGTTGTCCTTAAGGTGAACCCTCCGCTGTTTGTCTGAAGGCCCGGGAGCATTCCGGCTCATCGTTTCCTGGAGCTCTTCCGCTCCTGCCCTCAGAGCGTTGTTTTCTACCCGCGAAGCCCGATTCCCCAGCTGATGGAGCCTTCGCGTCATCTCATCAAAGCCGGAAATTTTCATATCAGCCACCGGCCACCACATCCTTTGCGATGATATGAAGCTCCTGATGCCGACCGGCAATGTCTACTACATGCACAATATTATATTGCTGACCACCATAGGAGATCCGCATGTCCGGGGTGATGCCGATTCGATACCGGATACGAAACAGGGTGTACCGTTCCGCATTGATGGCCGCCGCTTGCAAAAACTCCTTCCACCGGATGGACATCGGCTCAACCGCCGCCCAGACAGTCACGACATCTACCCAAGTTTCCAGGACGTTTCCTTCTGGATCCCGAATAGTGGTTTTCCGTTGAAAAGTAATCCGGTGGCGAAGATCACTGATCCGCATCGCCTTTACCCTTCTTTGTCTTCCCTTTGGGCTTTTCGGCGGTCTGTTGATTGATTTCTCCCCCGATGAATCCCTTTTTCCGGAGTTCTTCCACCCGTTCGGCGTCGTCAGTTTCGTATGTGCTCCCCGTTGGATAGTACACCCGGGTGTTTTTGTCNATNAACTCCGATGTAACACGGTACTTCTTCAAAGTTAATCACCTCACTTCATCCGGAGGTCNTTCCGTCTGGTGCGCTGTAGTCCTTCAACTGAAGAATGATACTCTCCAGCGCGAAATTGAACCGATCTATCCGTACCGCCGGATCCCGGTTCTCGTAGTGGAGAGCGCAGTAGAGCATCACAGCCAGCTTGTACAGGTTACTGTTCGACTCGGGGACCCCCGCGTTGGCCAGGTACTCCTTAGCGCCTTCGACGAGGAGAGTGAGGATGTCATCATCCTCACTCCCATCAATACGAAGGTATTTTTTCAGCTCATCCAGCGACAACTCCAGCATGGTTCATGCCCCCATTATCCTACAGGCACAACCTTGGCGCGACGGAACGCGGATTTGAGCAGGATGTGTTGATCGATCCACGCGGTGATGACAAAGAGATAGTCACCCGTGTTGACATCTTTGTCGGTATCGTAAACCAGCGGGCCGTCGTAATTCAGGTGTACGTAGTTGAAGTCACCCACAATCGGAGTAGTCGCGGAGTCGCTGAAGACAACCGGTTTACCGATGATGCTCTCCGGCGGAGCATTGAAGAGCACAGCGGACCCGTTGGACAGCGTTTGGAGGATCCGGACATAATCCGCGTAGGTCATGCACACCCGAGCATTTTCACGGAAATCCTCGTGCAGATCGGCGATGGCTTGAGTAATGGCTTCATACAGATCCGCACCGGAAACTTCCTTGATGTTGTTCTGGGTGGAGTAGAAAGACATATGCTCCTCGCCAGTAGCTGGAGTCGTCGCAAAGGACACCTTTTTCTCTTTAGCGGCCAAACCGGAACGGAGCGCATTCTCCACGTAATTGACCAAGTTGAGATCGGAACCGTGGAGAACCGTATCCGAAATGGTTGCTTTTACCTTGAACTTGTGCCGACCAAAGGAAACCTTGTCCCCTGTGAGCGCCAGTTCCTTAGCGGTTTCATCGTCTCCGATAAAGGCATCATCGTCCAACGTATAGGCGATTTTCGGCACTTCCAATCCCCGAATGTTGGACATGCGAATAACATCACGGAGAGGGTTCCGCGCAAACGGCTCATAGACCAACGCATCGGTCATGGTGGTCGGCAAGAGCTTCTCCCCGCCGGAGGGCTGCGGTGCAGGGAGCGCCCGCAGGACATTCATCGCTTCTTCGGACATCGGTCGATTCTGGATAGCAGCGCGAATCAGTTCCGCCTTGGCGGCAATCAGTTTTCCTTCCTCGTTTTCCACTACACTGATGGGGTTCTCTTGCTTGATTTTGGCCTGTTGTTCCTTTTCCACCTTGTCATGCTGCTCTTTCAGCAGTTCAAACCGCTGCTGCAAGTCAGCTTTTTTGTTCTTCAATTCTTCGATTTCTTCCTTTGTGACAGCGGGATTGGCCGCCTTGTCCACCAGCTGCTCCTCGACGTTTTTCAATTGATTACCAACAGTAGCGAGCTTTTCTTTTAGATCATACAGGGTAGGCATGTTTACAAACCTCCTATCAATTTGTCAATTTGCTCAATGTTTTTCTTGGATTCCACAATTAACTTTTGTCTTTCTTCCTGACTCAAGCCGCTTTTTTTGGCACTTTGCAAGGCTTCTAACAGCTCTTTCGGCGTGTTCTTATACCTGTGGAACAACTCTGTATCCGCGATGGACGCTGCGATTCCCTTCGCCTCCACCACTTCGTCACAGAGCCCATAATCAGCACACTCTTGAGCGGTCAGCCAGGTTTCATTGTCCATGAGTTCGGAAATCTTCTCCAAACTCAACCGGCTTCCGGCTTTGCTCAGATAGGCTTCGATGATGGATTCCCTGATTTTATCCAGATCATCGGCCATTTTTCTAAGATCTTGGGCATTCCCAATGGCCAACATCCAAGGATTATGGACCATCATCATCGCATTTTTAGGCATAAAAATAGTGTCGCCAGCCATGGCCACGACACTCGCAATACTTGCAGCCAAACCGTCAATATGGATGTTCACCTGGGCTTTTTGCCGCTTCAAAATAGAGTAGATCGCCTGCCCTTGGAAGACGCTCCCGCCCGGGGAGTTGATATATACGTTAAGCATTTTGATGTCCCCCAGGGCTTCCAAATCTTCTTTGAAGCTCTGTGCTGTTGTGTCAGTATCATCCCACTTGTGCGGTGTGATCTCGCCGTAAATGTAGAGTTCCCCAGTGTTATCCGCCACGTTTTGGACTTCCCAAAATTTTTTCATCGTTGTTCACCTCCTTATTATCACCTCCTCTCGTTCCTGTTCCGGTTGCCCTTCTCGTTGATCAATCGGTGTTAGATCTCGACTCATATATAGTTTGTCACCGCCTTTCATCGGTGGTAGTTCTTCATAGGCGCGGACCTCGTTTGGTGTGAACCATCCGGAACGAATGCCTTTAAAGTAGAAATCTCCTCGGGTTTTGATGTCTCCACGCAAAAGAGCGTTCACGTTGAATTTAAATCCTAACCCTCGTGAACGCTGCCGCTTGGTCAACAGTTTTCGGTTTAATTCTTGCTCATATTGCCGGACAATTGGAATGAGCGTTCCCTGCACAAACTCCAGCGAAAGCTGTTCCATACTGGAGTAGCTATGCCCTTCCGTTTCACCCAGCATATGAACCGGCATGTTGAAGACAGTAGCCACCCGCCCCCGGGTGATCTTTTCAACTTCGAATACCTTCGTGTCGATGATGTTCCGCTCAATCGGGGTGATCTCCATCCCGGATTCTTGGATGATCACACCGCCATTGGCTTGGTAGAACTCCTTGAAGTTGTTGAGGATCTCAGCCTTTTTTTCTTTCGACACATTAGCACCCAACTTTAGGATGAACGACGCCAGAATAGCGCTGTTCATCTGTTCCAGGCTAAATGTCCGGACTTTCCCGTCGTAATCCACCGTGTTTTTGAGCACATCAATCGGACTGATCCCCTTGTACCCGACAGAATGATAGGCAAGACTCTGCCCAACCGTCGGAATGTGTTTGACGTGGATCATGTCCATGTTGTGGACAAAATACCGGCCTTCGTCCCCTTCAATTTCATACCATAATTCGCGAGTTTTCTCCTCGATAACGGGTTCCACCCGTGACGGATCCAGAGGTAAGAGGGCCGCTACTTGATAGAGATCATCATATATTTTCAACGCGTATGCATTTCCATGGGTGTTCCGGCAGACTTCCATCGTCCGGATAAAATCAAAGCTGGTCATGTTCGGATTGGGCGAGTTCGCCAGTAAATCCGCTATCGGGTTATTGACAGGGGTATAATCCTGATATAGCTTGAGCGGCAGGCTGGCCATCGCGTTCGACAGCCGAGAAACCGCCGCAAAAATAGTTTCCACCGTCGCCAGCGTGTTGCTTGTTTTGCCGGCAAAGATATTGCTCGGAGAAAACCATTTGGTAAAGTCGTACCCCAGCCCGCTGTATCTTCCCGTTAAAACGTTCCACGCCATTTTCATCCGCTGAATGAAACGCAACTTATCACCCCCTTAACAAGTCTTGGATCGACACAAATTCCACCTCTCCCGCTGACTGCGGCTCCACCATCCGCTTCATCACTTCGGTGTGAGCATTAAGCCAGGCGGCGAATCCGTCAATTTTTCGGTATCGGTTCTGTTTGGTCGGCAACCAGTTTTCATTCCGGTCTTTGACTAGCTTCACGTTGTTCAAGTGCCACCGAAAGAGCTTGTTCCGGTTGTAAATCACCTTTCCATCCAGCAAAAGCTCCTTGATGTCCTTAAGAGCCGGACTGAGTGTCAGCGCTCCCTGCCGTACCACCTGCGTCTGAAAACCGTATGTCTGCAAATCCGCCACGAGGCGGTAAGCATTAGCCGGATCGTAAGTGATCAGATCAATGGTGTAGTGTTCCGCTTGCTCCACAAACCAGTCGAATACCAGTTTATAGTCCACATAGTCCCCGGGGCAGATGGTCAGCCATCCCTCCTCCTGCCATTCCCGGTAAGGGAGCTTTTCATTATCCAAATTAACCTTCCGCTGCGGGACGAAGGAGTGGGGTAATACAAAAATCCGCCCATCATCAAGCGGGAACTCCAAGCAGACAGATGTAAAGTCCTCCGTTTCGGAGAGGTCGAATCCCCCGACACAGTTTCTGCCAGCCAGCTTTACCAGATCCATCACACCATCATTCCGTTTGATCACCTCGAAATCGACGAAGGATTGTTCATCCGACTGGACAAACAGATTCAGCCGTTTGGTGATGAAGTCGTTTCGTTCTGGTGGAATGAGCTTCCGGGTGTTCCACTCCTCAATCATCGTCTCCAGATCGATGGTAACACCCAGATTTGGGTTGGCTTTCACCCAGTTGGCCGGGTCCTCAATATCGTCTTCCTCATCAAGCTCGGCCATGAAGTAGAAGGAGCGCTCATCCTGGATCACACCTTCCAGCACGTCAGCTGCCTTCTCGTAGTAGTCCATGAGCGGACCGTCCAGTTGGTATCCCGCCGTCGTGATGTAGAGAATGAGCGGCTGAGAGCGAGCCCCGGTACTGTTTTTGATGACGTTGATCAACTTGTAATCCTTGTACTCGTGGATCTCATCGAAAATCCCGAGATGACAGTTAAGACCATCTAGTTTCTCGCTGTCGGATGCTTGCGGCTCAATTTTGGAAAATGTTTTGTCGAAGTGGATGGCATCTCTGAGCACCCGGAAGTGCTTTGACAGAAGCGGCGATGCTTTGACCATCTTCTGACACTCATCGAAAACCACCCTAGCCTGTTTCATGCTGTTGGCCAGGAGATAGACATCCGCGCCTTTTTCTCCGTCCTTGGAGCAGCCATAATTGGCCAAACCGGATACCATCGTCGATTTCCCGTTCTTTCGGGCAACAAAAATAAGCCCCTCCTTAAACCGTCGGAGCTCGGTGTCTTTATGGACCCATCCGTAGAGTGAACCGATGATGAAGTGTTGCCACGGCTGTAACTCCAACCGCTTGAAATTCCCCTTGGATGGTTTGCAGAACCGCTGGATGAAATAGATCGGGCGAAACCCTTTTTCTTCGTTGAACACCCAGGGGAAATCCTCCGTCCCTTGATGTTCCAGATCCCGGAGATGACGCTCGCACGCCTGCCGCACCTTCTTTGAGACGACAATACGACCAGCAACAGCATCCCGGGCGTATTGGGTGGTGAGCAGATTAGAATGCTTCGAACTCATCCACCGTCACCGCCTCCGTGACCTTCTTCTCGGAGGCAGGCGTCAACTTGAGCTCGGCTTGAAGCTTCCGCTGCTGCTCGACGATCTTCAGAATTTTGTCCACCGATTTGTTTTCACGGAACATCTCCTGAGTTCCATTTTTGAAAAGTTCGACCACACCGCGATCCTTAATGTCATCCATGTGCTCCTGTTTAAGCTGTTCCAAGAGGACTATGTTATCTACTATCATGAGAGTCCGGTCATTCAGGTTGTTCTCTTTTTCTAATTCCTGAATGAGGATCTGGAACAGCTTTTTAGCCTCTCTATGCTTGATGATCTTCTTCGGCTTGTAATTCATTTCACCACCTCCCTCCCGCAAAATCACCCCCCTCGCGTGAGAATGCCCGGCGCGGTCGAAACGAAGGGCCGCCGCC